ACCGTCCGGAAGTGGACATGCGACGACCGGCAAATCACTGACCACGCCCTTCGCCTCCTGCAGATCCTCGCGGATCGCGAGCGCGAGGCGGTGGGCGTGTGAATGTCGAGATCATCGACTGGAAACTCGAAGGCCGGCGCTATCTCGGGGTCATCTACGAGATCTGCCAGTATCTTCACCCTGGCGGCTACCTCGAGGGCAATGAGTACGATGCCATTTCGCCGCGACCAAGCGATGAAACGACAGGGTCGTTTCGAATCAACATCAAGACGGGCAAGTGGAACGACTTCGCCGATTCATCGCGACCGGGTGGGTACGATGTCGTCAGCTACTGGAAGCACTCTCGGCAGCTCGGCACTCAAGCCGCGGCGCTCCGAGAGTTGCGCGACGCATTTGGCAAGGATCGACCCGTGGATACCAGCGCAACAATCATCGATCAGCCAGTGGCCACCATCATTCCCGTTCCCATGGAAGCTGGCTTGCCACCGACGGGCAAGAAGTCCAAGGAGCCACCGACCTACGTCTTTCGTTACCTCAATGAAAAATCCGAACTCTTGTTTGTTGTGTGCCGATGGGACTTGCCAAACGGCAAGAAAACCTTTCGGCAAATGTCGTACTGTCAATATCCTGACGGCAGCACGAAGTGGGACTGGAAGGGGCCTGGCGTCCGCTCACTCTATGGCCTCGAGCGACTTGCCAACTGCGAAGAGGTGGTGCTTGTCGAGGGTGAGAAGAAGTGCGATCGCGCGCATTTCTACATGGACAATCCTAGCATCGCATGGCTATCGATTTTAGGCGGTGCAGACTCAGCCCTGAAGAATAGCTTCGAGCCCCTTCGTAACCGCAAGGTCACGCTCTGGCCGGATCGCGATCTCAACGGCATCGAGTGCATGCGCAAGGTCGCAAAGCGCCTGCTCGAACTGGACTGTCAGGTCACGATCGTGGACCACGGGGACATCGCCAGGTGCGGCAAGCTCTCGGAGTGCACGGGCTTACGGATGTGCGTCTCGCCAACGGAGCACGGCGCGGGCAATCCAAATGGCGACAAGTGGGATGTCCAAAATGCGATCGACGACGACCGATTTGAGCCTTCGGAGATTCGCGACATCCTGCGCCGAGCCAAGCCAGCCGACGGCGCACCCTCCAATGACCAGCCTGCAATCTTCGAGCTGGACTACCGGCCGGCCAAGTCCGAGCGCTATAAAATCCCCTACGTCTACGTTGCCCGCCACATCAAGGACGAGAACGGTGATCCCTGCCCTGTCCCTGAGAACGACCCGAAGAACTTCGAGGCGCTGATCAAGGCCTTTGGCATCCAGTGCCGCCGCAACCTGATGGACCAGCAGGCTGAGCTGATTTTCCCCGACACGTACCAGTTTCCCCAGCTCGCCGAGGTAGACACTCGCGAGTCGATTCGAAACGGCCTCATGAAAACGATCCGCATGCGCTGCGGATTCCCGGAGAAGGAGTTCGACACCTGGCGCGCACTAACCGCGGATCACAACTGCTACCACCCCTTCGTCGAATGGATCGGCTACGAGCCCGTCCATGGCACGGCGGGCTTCGAGAAGCTAGTCGATGCCATCGGCGGCCCGACTCCACGCGAGGAGCGCAGGTTCAAGCTCCTGCGGTGGATGATCTCCGGCCTCGCCATCACTTACCGTAAGCGACGCGATCCCAACGGCGGTCCGCCTCGCACCCATGGCATCCTGGCCCTGGTGGGCCCGCAGGGCAACGGCAAGTCGACCTTCATCAGCTCCCTTGCCCCTCCGAGCATGGTCCTTGACGGCGCGCACTACAACGCTGGTCAAAAAGACTCATTGATCGAGAACACGATGCGATTCATCGTCGAATGGGCCGAGGCGGGTAATACCCTGTCGCGATCTTCGAGCGAAGAGATCAAGGCATTCTCGAGCCGCAAGTCGGACACTTACAGGCGGCCCTATGACTCCAGGTCGATGGAAGTCCCTCGGCGCACAATTTTCGCGGCAAGCGTAAATAACAGCGAGTTCCTGAAGGATGATGAAAACCGTCGCTGGTGGATCATCGTCACGGATGGCTCGCTCAACGGGTTTCACGGCCTCGACATGCGTCAGGTGTGGCGCGAGGTGCTTGGCCTCTACCTTCAGGGGGAACCGTGGTGGCTCACGAAGCCCGAAACCTACGCCAACGCGGACACAAACCTCGGCCATAGCGAGGCATCTTCGGTCCGGGAGATGATCCTCGGGTCATTCGATTGGGCCATTCAGCGCGCCAGGGTCGAACTCAACGCGTCGCAGATCCTGGCCAAGCTCGTGCTGCCCATCACCAAGCCAAACCGCAACGAGGCGGCCCAGGCGATGCGTTTACTCGAGCTTCGCGGCTTGTCAAAGGGTCGAGTGAAAGATGGCACTCGCATCTGGACAGTGCCGAATATACTACTTGCGCCTACAGTGTGCGACCAGTTCACTATACTCTAAAGAGTTACCCCTTACCACTGAGATAAGGGGTAACTTAGATAGATAGATAGATGGGGGTAAACATTGTTCCGTGAGGTATTCAGTGGCAAGTGACAAAGGTATGGGGGTAAGACTTACTTTCAATATCGTATATTACATATACATACTATATCCCACCTATCCTACATAACCTACATGACCCATAGTATCTCTTAAGAAAACACCCTTGCCACTTCCGGTATACAGTACAATTTGCCACTTTTGCCTATGTATCTTCCAAGGAACAGCGTTTAAAAAAAGTGGTAACACAAAAACTATGCCACTTTTTGGCAATGGCTATCATTGTGACTGCGAATTCATACCCCGTCGTTGACACTTTTAGGGCTAGTCACCACTGCGCGAATTGCGAAATGATCGATATCGAGCGGCATGTGGTTGATGTGAATACATTTACATACGTTCATTTACGCCCCATGGTAAAATATGAGTTGCGCGATCGAATATCGCGGGATATACTGCACCAGTGACCACTCGAGTCGAAATCTCCGAATTCATCTCGGCCCTCATCTACCGCGGCAAGGGTCGCACCTGGGTCCGCGCACTGGTGCGGAACTCTGATGGTCCGCAAGCCATCCCATTTGCGCACAGCCTGCACATCTCCAAGCGGGAAGCCCTAGGTCCCGCCTAGGCGCCGTCGGGCGAAATCCGTAGCGCACCGCCCGCAATCGTGGTACGCCCGAGGGAGTGGCAGATCGCCGGCCCCTCACGACGCTCGGGAAAATCGATGAAATCCCGTCCCTGGACCGCCTGCAGGTCGAGGGGATTGTCCGCGCACTCGCTGGCGATCTGACGTTTACCGATGCGGTTACCGGGACCAAGACGCTCGCGGAGCTGGCGGCTGCGAGCGGCGGGACCATCCTCGGCACCACGCCAGCAACCGCGAACCGATTTGTCACGTCGACCGGAACTCTCAACACGGTGGCCGCGACAGCCACCGCGACGATAGACAGTTCAAGTAATGTCGCGGGGCTTGGCACGGTATCCTGCGGTGCCCTTACGGTCACTGGTGGCATCACTGCGACCACGACGATCGCTGCTACTGGGGCGATTACCGGGTCAAATCTGAGTGGCACCAACACTGGTAACCAGACCATTACCCTCACCGGCGATGTGACTGGTAGTGGCACTGGGTCATTCGCGGCGACGATCGCAGCAGACGCGGTGACCTACGCGAAGATGCAGAATGCATCTGCAGCGAGCATCTTGCTGGGTCGTGGTGCTGGTGCTGGTGCTGGTGATCTGCAGGAGGTCACGCTTGGCACAAACCTGTCGATGACCGGCGCGGTGCTCAATGCCGCGACTGGTGGCAGTGGCGAGGCGAACACCTCTTCGAACGCTGGCGCGTCCGGTACCGGCATCGCGCTAGCAAAATCAGGTGTCGATCTACCGTTTGCGAAAATACTTGGCACCAATGGCATTGCTGAGTCGCTAGCAGCCAGCGTCCTGTCGGTGAGTGGCGTGGCGCTGCTGCCTCGTGACGGCTCGCGTGCAATGACAGGGGCGCTCGACATGAGCACCCAGCCCATGACGGCGTTGGGATACCGTGTCATCTCCGACACTATCGCAGCCCAGCAGGATAACTATGCGCCCACGAGTTGGAACACATCGGACACGCTGCGGATCACCCTGACGGGCACGCAGACAGTCACAGGATTCACTGCGCCAACAGCTGGCGGCACGACTCGCAAGATCATCGAGAACATCGACAGTGCCGATGCTCTGACAATCGCACACGAATCAGTATCGTCGACAGCGGCCAATCGCGTCACATGTCCAGGCGGTGCAAGTCTTACAGTTCCGTTCGGTGCCTCCGTCATACTGGATTACGATTCCACGTCATCTCGTTGGCGGCCAGCATCTTTAGGAACGCCAAGTGGCGAGGCGAACACTGCCTCAAACCTCGGAGCGACCGGCACCGGCCTGTTCTCATCGAAATCTGGAGTTGACCTTCAATTTTTCAAAATTGACGGCGTAAATGGTCTGAGTGAGTCCGTCATCTCAAACGTGCTCACGCTTGACGCAACGCTGCTGCTGCCGCGCGATGGCTCACGCGCGATGACGGCCGCGCTGGACATGGGGGGATTTGGGCTTGTATCGCTGGGGTACAACACGATCTCGCCCACTGCCATCGCCGCGGGCCAAAATGATTACTCACCCACGAGCTGGTCGGGCGCTGACATCGTTCGCCTGACGTTCACGGGCTCGCAGACGATCACCGGATTTAGTGCCACTGCGACCGCCGTTGCGAAAATCATCGAGAACATCGACACCGTTGACACGCTGACGATTGCGCATGAGTCCGCATCGTCGAGCGCTGCCAATCGCGTCACGTGCCCAAATGCCGTCGCGCTGGTGATTCCACCTGGCGGTTCCGTGCGGCTGGTGTACGATATAACGAGCACACGGTGGCGTCCGACAGTCGTGAATAACGGCGCCGTCTATGCGCCGCCATTCATCCTGCACAAAGTACGCCGCAGCGCGCAGCTCACCAACGTAACAGGAACGGTATTTCCCGGTTACGACACGACACTGCTCGCATTGAACGCGACCTACTGGAGCTACTCCTCAGGCTCATGGACATGCGTCAAGGCCCACACGGCCGAGATTCGCACGTCGATGAGCTACAAGGTGAACAGCGGCGCAGTCTCAGCCATCGCTGGGTCAGACATCGTGCAGGGCTCTGGAGGTTCCTACACGAACAACCTCCAGTCGCACAAGGACTCGTCGTACTCCACAACCGACACCAACGGCCACCTCACGAACAACGCTATCCGAGCGTGGGCCGTCAACGAGCAGTTCCGGGTCTACTACTACGCCGACGCGGGTGCGATCGATATCCTGGCTGCGATGAACGACTGCACCGTCTACTGGGTGAGTGACACATGAGCTTTCGAAAGATCTACGCAGAGACGGCATTCGTCGCACTTGGAGCGAATCATGTCCGCCGCGAGACTCTGCGCAAGGCGATCCTCGCTGATGCCACGCTCACCCCGGCAGAGACTCTGGAGGGGATTGGTGTCGCGGATGCTGGCGTCCAGTCACCCGAAAACCCCGTGGCGACAGGCAGGACGTGGGGCTTTCAGTTCGCTGGCGCTGGGCCACTCACGGGTCCCGAGACGACTGCACTCGATGCGATCGTTGCTGCTCATACGGGCGTGTGGGTTGAACCCGTTACGCCTGCGGTTGGCGGCACAAACGGCAAGGTGTGGGGCTGGTCAGGTGGAGTCCCTGGCTGGGTCGACCCACCTGCGGGCGGGCTCTCTGGCCTCGGCGCCGTCGACAAGGCAATCGTCATCACCAACGGCACCGATGGCACGGCCGCTCAAGGTTCGCTCGGCCGCATCTCCGCGACCGGTACACTGCAGCTCCTCGGCACCGACACGGGCGCTTCGCAGTACGCTGCACTCATCGGTCACAACGGCGGCCAGAACGAGCGCCTCGCGATCTACGGCCTCGACTCCACACCGCAGACGTTCGTCACCCATGACCCTGCCGCTGGCATGGGCGTTGCGTTCGACAAGGTCAACGGCATCTGGCAAGCCTTCGGCGCATCCTCGGGTAACGCCGAGTGGTACCAAGTTTCAACGCCGCTCGAGATCGACGGATTCGTCCTCACGTGGTCATCAGTCACGCTGCTGTCAGTTTCTGCCGGATTCCTAACGGACTCTACAGGCAAGTTGCACCGCAAGGCGTCGCCTACCGCCCTGAATGCAGCGACGCTCGCCGCTCCTGCCGGTCTCGACACTGGCACGATGACGGTTAATCGTTGGTACTACGTTTGGATGATCCGGAACAACGCCGGCACGTACTCATTCGTGTTTTCGTTATCCGCATCGGCTCCGACACTGTCAGCTGCATCGTTCACGGCGACCGGGTATGTCGCCATCGCTCGCGTCGGGTCGTTCCGCACGGAATCGGCAGCGACCGACATCACCCGATTTTTCCAGGTTGGGCGCAAGGGAACGCGAAGATTCGTCAACGACTCTGCCGGCGGCACTGGATTCATTGCGGTGTCAAACGGAACCGCGACATCTGCTACGGCGCTCGGCCACGCCGCAGGTGCTGGATCATTGCCATCGACAGCAATCGCCTGCAAGGTCCGCGTAACGACCAATGTCAATGCGTCATGCGCACTACTCTACTCAACGGCCATGACCAATGCGAAACTTGGCCGAGTGCCCATTAGCTCGACAGATTTCCAGGTCGATGTGCCGTGTTCAGCCGGCGCGTTCGCCTACATTAACTCTGCATTGTCGGGCGCATCGACGATCAACATTGTCGAATACACTGAGGAGGCGCCAGGATGATCGCCACTCGTATCGACCACTGGCGCCTTGACGCATCCACGATGCAGGTCGATCCCGAGACGGGCTGGCTCACCATGGATGGTACCGCCGCGCTCGTCGGCGTCATGGACTACGGCGAGCAGATGGAGTTTGTGCCGGAGTCGACGCTCGCCGATTCCGAATCGCTCCTCGCTGCACCCCTGACGGTCCAGCATCCGCCGAAAAATCTCGACCTTGAGACGACGCGCAAATATCAGGTCGGCACAGTTCTCTCAGCTGGCCTTGATGGTGAAAAGCTTCGCGTCCGCATCCGCGTGACCGATTCTGAGGCCGTTGCCGCAATCCAATCGGGCACTCGTGAGCTCTCACCAGGCTATCAGGTCGAGCTCGATCCGAGCCCTGGAGTCTGGGCGGGGCAGAAATACGATGCTATTCAAACGAAACGCCGCTACAATCATCTTGCGCTGGTGGACGCAGCGCGCGGCGGCAGGCAAGCAAGACTCGACTCATGGCGCGCCGATGGTGCGCTGATCCAAAGGACCGACAGCATGGAAACAGTCACCATCGACGGAGTAGAATTTCAGGTGCCGCCCGAAGTCGCGGCCATCGTTACAGCCTGGCAGGCTTCGCAGGCACCTGCCGCCGACGCCGAGGAGTCAGCCGTTGATGCGGCCGGAGCCACCGCGCCTGCATCTGCCGCACCACCCGCCCACGCAGCCCCGGCTGCCGGCAAAACACCATCGAGCATTACCGTGAAAATGGACGAAGATTCTATCGCTGCGAAAGTCGAGGCGCGCATGATGAAGGCGCTCAGGCAGGACCGTGAACTCGAGCGCCGTGATGCTGCGGTACTTGGCGAAACCATCGCCATGGTCCGCCCCCTGTTGCCGCAGTCGTACCGCGTGGATGGCAAGGATGCCGGCACGCTGATCGCCGACGCGCTGGTGGCAAAAAAGCCCGAGCTCGCTGGCTGGGTGAAGAAAAACCGCACCGACGGGTCGATGCTCCGCGGTGCCCTGGACATGCTCCTCACCGGCGAGAAGCCGATCGAGAGCGGCGGCGATGAATCCCATACCGACAGCGAAGACCCCGTTTCTGCAGCGCAGGGCAAGCAAACTGCTCGCATGACGACCAGAGCTCCCCTCGCAGCGGTTGATGGAGGCAAGAAGTAATGCCCGTTCAACTCAACTACAGCTACCTTCAAACGGCCGCGCTTGTCGGTAACATCGTCGACTCAGCATGGGCCGATCGGTTTTCGTACGTCAACCCCATGCTGCCGCAAGTCGGCACGCTCACGGTGGGCGGCACTGCGGCTGATGGTAACTACACGGTTACCATCACGCCGAACGATGGGGGAACCCCCGTCACCATCACCACGGTTCGGGCGACCACACCCGCAACGAATGCTCTGATTGCTGCTGATCTCAACACGAAGCTAAACGCTTCGAATGCGCTGCTGGGCGTCTTGAGCTCGGCAAATGCGTCAGCTGTCAACACGCTTACGTTTCGCCGCTCGGGCCAGGCCTACACGATCACGACCTCGGCCCCATCTGGAGCGACGCTCGTCTGGGCGCAGACTCAGGCGCCTGGCGGCTCGTATGCCCAGGTTGGTCGTTGGGCTCGCAAGTCGACGGCCGCTGGCGCTGATCGCCTGCTCACTCCTATCATCGATGGCACCACCATCGCGCAGATCGTCGGCGTGGTCGAGCGCACCTTCTCCTGCATCGATGGTTCGTTCTATGGTCAAACCGGCGAGGTCTATCCTGCCGGTTATGATGTGCCGATTCTCCGCGGAGGTCGAATCTGGATGGTCGCCTATGAGGCCATGACTCCCGCGGATACCATGTACATTTGGATCGATCCAGCGGCCACCGCTGTCCCTGTTGGCGGCGTGGTGAAGTCTACTGATGGAGGTGGCCTTGGTGCCTCTGGCGATGCGATCGACGGCTCAACTAAGGGTCGCATCCTCTCAACCGCAGCAGCCGGCCAGCTCGTCGTGATCGAGCCGTTCTTCGGAGTCTAAGACCATGAGTGCACTCAAATTCAACTACACTCAGGCCATCCGCAAGTCGTTGCGAAATAAGCCCGCTGAGGCTTCAGGTGCCATCCGAAACGACGCCGATGCGGCTGTCTTCGAACGTCAGGTCGTGCAGGTTCTTGCGGAGAATTACACCCGCGAGTTCCCCGATCTGACGATGGCCAATGGCGAGGTGATCCCGATCAACCGATCGATTCGCCCCGGCGTTCTGTCGTACGAGTATTACGTCTACGAACCGGTTGGGTTCGCGAAGATCATGAACTCCTATGCCGACACTGACATCCCGAAGGTTGGCGTCAAGGGTTCATTGTCGACGGGCACGATCAAGGAGACTGCGACCTACTACGGTTGGTCCATCAGCGAGATGGAGACCGCGAATGAGAGCGGGTTTGCCTTAGAGTCTGCAAGCGCAGAGGCCAATAAGCGCGCGCATCAGCAGCTTTGGAACAAGGTCGGATGGTTCGGCGATGAGGATCATGGCCTGAAGGGTCTGCTTACTCATCCGAACATCACACGAGTGCTCGCACCTCTCAACGGCGGCGCAACCTCGCGGCTCTGGTCGGCCAAAACGTTTGACGAGATCGCAGCGGACTTCGCCACGCTGATCAACACGTCAAAAAACATCACGAACGGCATCGAGCGAGTCACCGATATCTACCTGCCTGGAGATATCTGGGACGCCCTTAGTTGGCGCGTACTCTCGACATCCAACGGCTCGAACTACACGATCGGCAACTGGCTGCAGGAGAATGCTCAGCGCCAGGGCGTGACGCTGCACTTCGACTACATCCTTTCGGCAGCTAACCATGCCGACGTGGCCGAGTTCGTGGGCCTGAACGTCGCCGTTGCATATAACCGCAACCCATCCAAGGCCGAACTCGTAGTGCCGCTGGATTACACGCAATACCCACCCGAGTGGGAGAAGCTCCACTACAACACCTACACGCGCTCGAAGTGCGGCGGTGCACTCGTGCGCTTCCCCCTCTCGATCGTCGTCATGACGGGAATCTAAAATGGCAGAACAAGCGGCAGCAACGGCAGAACGACGAGCCTCGCCAGTAGTGGTGATCAGCTCGCGCAAAGGAATTTCTCAGTACATTCTCGCCACTCGAGGTAAGCTCGAGGACGGTAGCGAAGGTACAGTCCATGACCCGATTCGACTCATGCCCGGTGCAAACCGCATTGAAGCCGATCGATGGAAGGCATTCGCGAAGGAGGTCAAGCCCGACCTGGAGCGCGGCACACTTCGCGTGATGAATAAGGCCTTGAGCGGCTACGAGGAGCAGGATGCAGTCCAGATCGTGAAGTCGACGATCGACCGTTCGCTGTTAAATGCGTTCCGATCCGTCGATTCGCGCAAAGACGTCCGCAAGGCCATCGATCGGCAACTCAAGGATATCGCTGGCAAGGCCACCGAGAACGAGGACGCGGAGCTCGACAACTGATGCCATTCGCCACCGATGTCGACCTCTTGCTCGTGTTCCCTGGTCTCTCGACCACGGACCCGGCCTTGCGCGCGCTGATGCTTGAGCAGGCTCAATGCCAGTTCAACGCGTGCGCGTGGGGTTGCTCGCTGTTGCTCGGGCATGTGTACCTGACGGCTCACATGCTATCGGTTGTAGCGGGCGGCGCGAGCAATGGCGCCGGTGGTGATATCACAAGCAAAACGATGGGACCGGTGTCGATTGGCTACTCGGCACCCGCGGCTCTGACGAATGGCGGGGCCTTCGGCGATACGGCAGCGGGGCGGCAATACCTCGCGCTTCGCGATGCACTTGGCCCCATGCCTATGGGCCCCAACGGATTCGACTGCGGTGATTTTTTCGCTGCTGCGGGGTGTGGATGCCCGTGACGATTCGCGTGAAAAAAAACAATGCGATCGAAGCCGAGCTGGCCTACCTGCAGGCACATGAGGTCCGCGTCGGCGTGCTTATGGGTGGTCAGCTGCCTGGCGGTGCCTCTGATGCAACGGCTCCGCATGTGGACTCCGGCGGCCTGACGGTGGCCGATGTGTTCTCGTTCCACGAGCTTGGCCGTGGCCACAACCCGAAGCGGAGCTCGATCGTGTGGGTCATGGATTTCAAGACTGCCGAAATCGCAGCGATCTCCGACAAGGCGATGCTGGCCGTGATCGACGGCAAGATCTCAGCCAAGCAAGCACTCGGGCTCGTCGGCGAGAAAATCCTCTCACTGGCTAAGCGCCGCATTAAATCGAAGATCGCCCCGCCGTTGTCCAAATCGCGACTGCGCCAGAAAATGCGCGCGGGCAAGAGCGGCGAAGTGCCTCTGATTCACACCGGTCAAATGATCAACTCGCTGCGCTGGAACATCATAGGATCGATCTGATGGCAGACCCAGGGCAACCAGACCTCATCGAAAACGGCTACGTTCTCGGATTCATCACCGAGGCGCAGTTCCGTGCGATGCGGGAGTTTCAGACGTACCAGAACCGTGTCGGTGTTCCCGACACGAAGTCGGACGTCAAGACGCGAGCCAACGCCGCCTATCCGCGAGCGGTGCTCGAGGTTCTGGTGCAGCTCAATGAGATCATGGCCGGGAACATCATCGTCCCTGGCATTGCGAACGTCTCGGGCAAATCCTGGCGCGATGGCGACGACGGATCGAACATCGTAGAGTCGCTGGACATTGCCGGCTATGGCATCCAGGCGCCCTCGCAGATGTGGCTCTTAAATGGCACGACGGGTGCGTACCTTGGCGGCAACGCATTGGTCAGCACCGACCCAGCACGTGACCTGTACGCGATCGTCAACGCTCGCGGCGGAATCAACGGTGAGAGCAGATTCGTCTATGGCGGTCGATCGATCTACGGCTTGCAGTACCACTCGGCAGCGAACATCTCTGGCATCGGCCAAACGATGGCATTCGCGGCATTCGTTCACGTCAGCGAGTGGAATGAGTCACCTGATGGTATCATTATCGCTAGCCATCGCGCTTATGATCGCGCCGATGAGACGGGTGCATCGTACCGTTTGGGGTTCGAGCTCGGACTAGGCTACACCAGCGTAACCGCAACGCCAGACGAGCTGGCTTTGTACTACCGCCATTATAATGGCACCGACGTCGAAGTTGTTAGGTTCCCCGTCACTGGCGGTTCTGGTCACATTGCCCTGCCGATGGGCCGCGAGATGTTCGTCGCATTCACGCGCACGGCATCAACGCTAAATTTCTATGTCAACGGCCTCCTGCTGGGCTCGGCCACGTTTAGCGCGGGCAATGAGCCTTCGCCTGGTACCGCCCCCGAAATGCGCCTAATGCTCGGCGGTCAGTGGGACGGCTCGCGCTACCTCCACGGGAGCATGCGCAACGTCGCGGTCTGGACAGGCGTCCAGCCCAGCGCGGCACACTTGCTGAATTACTATCGCATCGGTGCGGGATTCTTGCCGAAGGCGATCCCCGCATGATCGATTTTTCAGATCTGCAGGGCGTGGTCAATGATTTCGCCGAGAGCGTTCCACTGGTCGTGAATCGACCTGGGCTCGTGACCGTTCCGTCAGGGTCAACCCGGCCAGTGAGTGGCGACCTGGTGCCCGTCACGGGCGTTGTGGGTTCCTGCTGGCCTGTCTCTGGCAAATCCCTGGAACTTCTCGACGGGATTGGCCAGCGCCTCACCGAGGCGATCGACGTATTCACGCCGTTCGACGAGCTCATGCTTGCCGATGACGAAACCAAGCAGCCCGGCGATCAGATCACCTGGCACGACAAAATCTACGAGGTCATCGTGCGGCACGATTGGATTCGCGGCCCGCTTTGGCATTACATCGCGCGGAAGGTGCGGTCATGAGACGCGGGATTAACCGTCCGCAGATCGAGGCGCTCTTGCGTGAGGCAGTCATTCGCCTGACGGGGTTCCCATCGGACAACGTGTTTTTCAGCGAGCACGCTGTCGACACTGCAGCCTGCTCTCGACCCTGCGTCTCGATGACGCTGATGCCGTACGAGACCCAGCAGAAAAACGGCACGACCGAATGGCTGCCCTCACTGGAGCTCTGGTACCTCGAAATCACCAGCGACGTGGACGGCACGTACTCCGCGACCATCGACGGCACCACGTTCTCGTTCGTCGCCCTGGCGAACACGATTGCCGAGATCCGCGACGGCCTACTGGCAGAGATTGTCGGTGGCGCGGATCCAGACTACATTGCGACGAGCGGCGGGGTTGCGACGATCATCATCGATTCGGAAACACCGGGCCGCATGTTGATCGTCTCGGGTAGCGCTGGCGTGTCCGCGTCGCTCATGCGCAGCAACGCGCTCAAGCTTTCGTCCCGCCCGACCGAGCTACGCCTGCGCATTGAATGCGTTGGGTTTTTTGAATCGCCGGCGACAACCGAGATGACCGGGGTCGATATCGCCGAGCGCCTGCAGGTCTCTCTGCTGGACGTCGACGAGACGCTCGAGCTTCGCGATGCAAACGCCTACATCACGCTTGTCCGCACCACGGATGAGCGCCAGATCGTCGCCGGGCGGCAAGAGACAATCGGCGTGATCGATGCTATTTTGGGGACCTCAAGTCTGCACGTCGGCACGCGCGTCGGCTCAGGTCGCTCCGCCACCGTAACACTCACCGAGAGGACTCCATGACATGCCGCAAAGCGATCTAGTTACCGTCAACGTAGCGCTACGACCGGCCAATGCGGCACGCCCAGCATTCGGCACGTCGTTGCTCCTCCACAACCTCACCGACGCGCAAGATGCCCTGATGGGATCGAGTCGGACGTCGCTGCTCACTGCCGCGACCTGGCCAGCAGATCTCGCCGCACTCAGCATCACCGACGGCGAGGCAGCCTATGAGTCGGTGCAGTCGCATTTCTCGCAGCCACGCAAGCCGACTAAGGCGTACCTTGGCCGACGCGGGAAAAACATCCAGCAGGTCTGGACAGTCGTCGTTCCCACGGTGCCGGCTGATGGTGTCTATGCGATTTCGGTCACGGGAGCGACCGGGACTCCCTACTCTTTCACCGCCAGCACAAGCACTCAGGCCGCGGTTCGAACGGCCCTCTTGGCTGCGCTGGCTGCCGGCTCAGCGACCTTCACCGCCGCGTCTGGTGTCGGCGCGGGCGACATCAAGCTCACGGCCGTCACCTCTGGCGTGCCGCTCGTCGTGCAGGTCTCATCGCCAGCAGCGAGCATGACCGCATCCGTCACGACGGGCACTTCGGTGCTCACCGTCGCGCAGGTATGGGACATGCACATCGTGACCGCGGCCCTTGGCGTTTACACGCTGACGGTCCAAACGACCACGGGCCAGAAAACCTACACGCACATCGCCACGACCGGCGCGACGGTGACGACGATCCGAAATGCCATCAAGGCGCTCTACGATGCAGATTCTTCGGATCTGTTCACTGCAACGATGGCCTCGGTGTCAACCGATCACGGCACGCTGACCGCTTCGCTCGCGGGTCGATCCGGCAGCGTGACGATCACCTCGCCGGCCAGCGATGCAACGGCCACCGTGACGACTGCGAACTACGGGGTCGCCGACGATTGGGCCGTGATGGCAACTTCGAACACCGATTGGTACCACGGCGTGCTCGGCTCGAAGGTCGCCGCAGAACTCCTGTTGTCCGAAGAATGGTTTCGCGGCGACGACCGCCACATGCTTGGGCTGCAGTCCAGCGACGCGGACATTCTCACCACCGTCACGACCGACGTGTTCTCGAAGCTTAAGGCTCGCGCATCGTATCGCGTCTACGGCGTGCAGCATCACATCGATGCTGAGGGCATCGTCGAGGCATGGGCTGGCGACGTGCTCACCGACCCTGCTGGCTCCGTATCCTGGCCCTGGAAACAGCTGACTGGCTTTACCGATCGCGTCCTAGAGGCCGACGAGGCCGCAGCTCTGCGCTCAAAAGAAGGATCGTTCCTCGAAGACTTCGCCGCCCGCGATCAGTCGATCATGAACGGCGGCTACTCGTTCGCCGGTCGACCCATCGACATCGCACGCGCCTTGGACACCCTGCGATCGAACATGGAGGTCGCGGTAGCGGACTTGTTCATCGGATCCCGCATTGTCCCGTACTCAAAGCAAGGACAGTCGGCGATCGAGGGTGTCCTCTGGAAGGAGATCGCCGGCGGCGTTGAGGCTGGATACGCCATCGATGGCTCGTTCACGATCGAGTTCGACGACATCACACCAGGCACCAACGATGCAGTTCGTGGGATTTACCCTGACTTCGATGTGACTGGCGTCATCCAAGCCGGCGGCTACAAGGTCATCGTCAACATGGAGCTCTCGCAATAATGTCCAATCAAGCAACTGTTGACCCAGGCCTCTGCACGATCAACATCGCGGGCCATACCCTGACGGGGTTTGCTGATGGCGTCGGCTATCAGTCGTCGTTCGACGTCGATCGCTACGGCAAGGTCGTGGGCAATCGGGGCCTCGGCGCATTCTCGAAGACGATCAGCGCGGCCGCAACGATCACACTGACGCTTCTGAACACCTCGTCCGACAACGATATCCTATCCGAGATCGCCCTGGCTGATAACGTCGGCGGCGGTGTCCTCGTGCCACTGGCGAAAATCACCGCGAACGCTCGCATCGTTGAGACTGGCGCCGTACGAATCGTGAAAATACCGGACACGCAAGACGGTGCAGGTCCCTACCCTGTTGTCTGGACGCTCGCGTCATTGAACTTCGTGAAGTTCGTCGGCGGTTACGAAGAGACACCGACCTTCACGAACATGGACGACCTGCGCGAGCTCATCAGCCAGGCTCCGCCCGTCCGCGCCCCCGTCTAACCGTTACCGTGGCAGGCAAGCACCATGACCCCGAAAAAACTCATCCCCAAATTCTCCACACCAACCGAGCAGACGCGAGAGATCGACGGCCAACTAGTCACGGTTCGCCGCTTGCCTGCCAGTCTAGCGCCTGATGTGCTGTCGCGTTTGCTCGGTGATGCTGGGGCCGTTGTCGTTGAGATGCTATCCAGTCCGGATCGTGAGCTTGATCCTGCAGTCGAGGGCGTCATTCGCTCGATGGTTGCAGGCAAGACCGATGCCGGCAGTGGCATTGACATGACGGTGACGATCATCAAGTCGATCGTGTTTTCGAATGCGATCTCTAAGGTGAAGGATTTCGATTTCGCGTGGTACGTGCTTCGCATGCTCCCGGGATGCATGTCGATCGGCGGGGTTTCGATCGAAACGATGGCCGAGCTTGACGAGTCAGGAATCTCCCCGCGGACGATTTTCGAAGTGTTCAGGTTCGCCTGCGAGGTGAATTTTTTCCCTACTTCCGCCGACCGCGTTATCAACGGTGGATCCACCGACAAGACGCGGCCGGCAATGACCGCAAACCCGATCCGCGGCAAATCGAGCTTGCGCGGCGCAACCAGCAAGGCTGGCCCGTCGGCCCAAATATAACCTGGTTGGTCTGGCGGCCAATCATGGAGCAGAAGGCAACGCACGACGATATGGATAAGCGGGATCTCTATTGGCTGCTCGACCTGAACGAGGCGATCGATGTCTGGCAGGACACGAACGACCTTGATTCAACCGCGCCAATCCCTGCTGGATACACTGGCACTTCGTTCGTGAGGTAACATGAGTACCCTGCGCGAAGTCTTCGTCAACTGGCAGATCAAGAGCAATCTCGCGGCCGAGATGAAAAAACTCGACGCCGCCATTGAGGAGACGTCGGATGAGTTCAAGGACCTTGCTGACGAAGCTGAGAAGTCCGCCAAAGAGACGGCCGACCAATGGGGCAAGGTCGGCGACAAGGCCAAGGACGTCGGCGGAAAGATAGCCGCAGGCATAGGAATCGGCGTCGCCGCCCTGGTGGGGGCCGGCGTTGCTGCCGGCGCATTCGTGACGCAATGGGCTCAGGGGGCGACTGAGATTGAATCCACGGCTAAGCGCATCGGCATCTCAGCGCAGTCCCTGCAGGAGTGGGAATACGCCGCGAGGGCCACGGGTGGCGAAGCTGAGGGTATCGCAGGGATCTTCAAGGAGCTGAACAACCGACTTGCCGAGGTTGGTGAGACAGGCACCGGATCGGCCGCGGATGCACTGACGCTCCTGAAGCTTCGCGTTGAAGACCTGCGACGGCTCAAGCCAGAGCAGCAGATGGAGGCGATCGCCGACAGATTGTCGATGATCTCTGACGTGGGCGCGCGAACGTTCATCAAGGACTCGTTGTTCGGTGGCGAGTACGAGAAAATCGGCTCGCTGCTCGAGCAAGGCTCGGCCGGCATCGCAACGCTTCGGCAAGAGGCGCAGTCGCTTGGCGGGGTCCTTGATGGCAAGGCACTCGAAGGCGCGAAGAATTTCAACCGTGAGCTCGTCAAGACCGACGCGATCCTCGAGGGCGTAAAATCAACTGTCGGTCAGGCAGTCGTGCCAGTCTTCGGCGATCTCGTGCGTCGGTTTGGTGAGCTCGTCAGCCGTAATCGCGAGCTGATTGCCACCAGGGCGGAGGAGTGGGCGCAGCGGTTGTCGCGGTGGATCGAGCAGCTCGCCCCGCTGATCGGCAAAGTTGTCGATGCCACGGCAAAGTTTGTCGACGAGCTCGGCGGCATTGAGCCCGCACTCAAGATCGCTGCGGGAGGTTGGCTGGTGTGGCAGGCCGCTGGCCTGGCTGCGATTGGTACTGTTGGCGCAGCACTGGCGGTGTTTACGGCCACATTCGCGGCAGGTATGGCGATCGCTGGTGCCTTGAAGCCCGAGGACAGCCCCGAGCTGCAGCGCATGAAGGCGGGACAGGCGAAAATCCGCCAGTACTCGCAGCACGTTGACGAGTTCGCTAACGACACGTCTCTGAATGGCCAGATCGCGCGCAAGAACTTCGAGCTCGGGATGATGCGGCTCGAGCAAAATCCATTCGATTCGAAGGCCGAGTCGCAGGTAAAGGCTGCGATCGGCGAGTTTGAGCGGATAAAATTCGCTCGCGCCAATGCGCCGGCTGGCGAAGTCGGGAACTTGGACCTCGGCAAGATCGCCAAGCCAGGCGCCGAGAAACCGCTGACGACCGAATTGCTCCTCAAAGAGCAACGCAAGCAAGACGCGGAGCTCGACAAGCTTCGCAAGATTCGCACCGACCTCGAGGCGCGTCGCATGAACGCGCAGGGTACCGATCGGCTCACGATCGAGCGAACACTTGCGGACGTGAACAAGCGCCTCACTGGCCAGGATGTGCAGACGCCAGAGCAGCTGATCGCTGGCCTGATGGGACAAGGAACGAATCTCGGCGCCGGCGCACTGCGGCCTGCGGGGCTCGGCACGTCGATCAACCAGATCGATGCGCGAGTGATTTTCAACGTGGGCGGTATCGACGTCGAGATCCCAGCGTCGGCGATTTCAGCTGGCGACCCACGGGCTTCAGGCCAGGGCTTTGGCGAGGGCATCGCTTCGCAACTCAGCGCCTGGATAGGCCAAGCATTCCAGCTCCAGAGGGCGCAAATCAATGGCTGATGCGGTCCAGTCCATCCTGCGGTTCACCGCCGCCCGTCCGAAAATCGGCGATATCGTGCTGAACTGCACGACACGCGAGGTTCATGGCGCAGAGTTTGAGATCGCAAGCTCACCGATCGAAGACGGCGCACGGCTGTCTGACCATCGCATTGAGCTGCAGCGGACGCTGGACATGGAGGCGATTATTTCGCCGTTCCCGGATAACATCGTTGACCAGTTCCGCGGCGAAGGGCTGAGCCTGAAGCTCAACGGCGAGGACTACTACCGCGTCGCATGGGCCCGCATCCGCTCGCTCGCATCGTCGAATGAAACGTTTGAGGTCATCACGGACCGCGAGGTCTATCCGTCGATGACGTTCGAGTCGTACCTTCAGACCGAACAGAACGAAGGGATGATTCGCCTGCAAGCACGGCTAAAGCAGGTCCAGTTTGCGACCACGATGCGCGAGCGCTTCCTTGCGCCGAACTTCGCCGATGTCGGCGGCGCGTCGGCAGACGTTGGCCTGCAAGGGTTGGCCCCGCTATGAGCGCCTGGCGGCTCAAGGGCCCCGAGCAGTCGCTTGCCCCGGTCGTATCCTGGCGCTCGCGGCTCGAAGGCGTCGTTTATCGATTCAAGCTTTCGTATCGCAAGCGTTACGACTGTTGGGATCTGCAGGTGGCCACCGCAACCGGCGAAATCGTGATCGATGGCATCCGCGTCACTGAGGGTTACCCGCTGTTGGCAGCCTGGACTGATGCCCGACTTCCGCCAGGAACGCTCACTTGCATCGACTCGCAAAACCTTGGCGCCGAGCCGACTCGCAACGACTGGCGCGAGCGTCACTACCTTCGCTATGACGATTTCGTAGCGACTACCGTCGACAACGAGCTTTCGGTCGTGCCCGAGGAGCCACCGCCCGCATGAGGATTGGCCAGCGTCGAATCGCGGTCCGGCTGCTCACTGAGGGCAATGAGACGATTTCGATCAACGAGCCAGGCGCCGACATCGGCAACACCCAGCTCGAAGTCGATATTTCGGTGAACATGAGCGTGAACCCGCAGGCCAATTCGGCGGCAGTGCGCATCATGAATCTCTCGAGATCGACGCGGCAATCGATCGCCGGGAGAATCAAGCGCAACCTCGACATCTCGCAAGCTGTCATCGACCTACCTGTTGACTACACGTCGGTGATCGAAAACTCGATCGTGCAGCAGACGGTGACGCGGCGGGGCGATTGCTATGTCGAAGTCGATGCGGGATACGACAGCGCTGTCCCGCGAGTATTCGAGGGGTCGTCGCAATATGCTCGCCACACGAAGATCGGCCCGACATGGGTCACTGAGCTGCAAGTCGGCGACGGGTTGTCGACCATGATGGCCGGCGTCGCGAAGCGGACATTTCCACCAGGCTCGCTATTTCTCGACGTGTTGCGCCATGTCGTGCGATCGATGGCTCTGGACGATTCCGTGCTACGGACGCCATTACAGCTCACGGATGCGATCGGCCGCGGAAACACCACCTTCGCGTATGGGGTGACGGCGTTTGGCGACGCGCGATGGTTCGTCTCGAATATGCTCGAGCCGTTCGGAGCCGAGTGGTTCGTCGATAGGGGGCAGTTTTTCGTGGTCCGCAAGGGCCACGCTTTGCCAGAGCCCGCCGTGACGACCGATTTTGCCTCTGGGCTGCTCCACACCCCCGAGCCCATCGAGGATGGTGGGGTTCGGATTCGGTCGATGTTCCGCAGTGACATCCGCATCGGTCGACCAATCATCGTTTCCGGTGTAGATTATGAAGGCGAGTACCGAGCAGACAGCGTGATGCACCGCATGAACAACCGCTACGGCGAGGCCATCACTGAAGCGATCCTCATGCCCATCGAGGTGACCTGATGGATCCGTCGCAGATGTCACCCGACCAGGCATTGTCGGCCCTGCTCGATGAGACCGCGCGGCGCATCGCCGTGGAGATCCGCACGCATGTCCCGGGTACGATCGTCTCGTACTCAAGGGCGACTGGCCGCGCCGAGGCGAGCGTGCGGGTCGACATGAAAGCACGCATGCGCAATGGCCAGACGTTCCCGATCGGCCAGGTCGACCGCTGCCCCGTGCTCTGGCCGGCTGGCGGCGGCTGGTGCCACGACGCCGATCTTTCGCCGGGCGATGAAGTATGCGTCGTTGTTTTCGATCGCGACATCTCGGAGTGGCTCGAGAGTGGCGGCGAGGCCGATCCGCTGTCGGGAAACCTGCACTCGATTTCGAATGCTGCAGTACTCGCGGTTTCCCTGCGGTCGAAACCGAAAGTTGGCGGCGCCGATCCGGGGGCAGGCGCATTTTACCTTGGTCGCGAAGACGGCTCGGCGCCCTGGATGCGGCTCAAGACGTTGCCAACACCGAGTGCGGTCCTGGAGGCCCCGGCGATTTCGCTGGGAGATGGGGCGACGCTTGGGATCGCGCGGATCACCGACGCCGTCTCTGCGGCCGCGAATGGAGCCACTCTGCTCACTGCCATCACCGCAGCACTCACGGCCATCACGGCCATCCCAGCCAATGCAGCCGCAGCAGCCGCCGCGGCAACGGCTGCAACTGCTCTATCCGCTGGCCTGACGGGTCTCGGCGTTATCTCTGGAGCATCCACGGTGAGCAAATCCCTATGAGCGTGTTCCGCCTCACCGCCGACAGCGACCTCTATCGTCCTGCGGGAGCATCGACGTTCGAGCGAGTCTCTGATGCTGACCAAGGTTCCCAGCATCTACGCACGCGTCTGCGCCTATTCACCCGCGAGGTTTTTCGCGATCAACGCATCGGCGTGCAGTTCTTCGAAATCGTTGCGCAGCCCGGTTTTTCGCCGGCAGCGGTGGCCAATCACATCGCCAGCGTTGCACTTGGAACCCCCGGCGTCGTCGACTGTCAACTGACCTACTCGTTCGAGCCGGTGCGCGCCGTTGTCACGATTGACGCAACTGCAGTGTTCCAGCTTGAAGACCAGAAGACTCGAGTGCCGATCCACGAGACTCTGCAGATTTCACTTGGCGGGAGCATCCAAACCTGATGGCCACCGGATACACACCACCACGCTACGAGGACATCCGCGCGGCCGTCGTGGCCAAATGGAAATTGAAGTATGGCGCCAACGCGGACACATCGAGCGACATTGTCGATGGGATGTTCATCGACATCCAAGGTGAGATGGCGCAGACGGGCTACGATGGCACGGCTGAATTTTATAATCAGCACAACATCGGCACTGCGACGGGGTTGAATGTCGATGCTATCCTCGCGCCGTTATTCGGGATCACCCGGCTCGCTGCCACGAAATCAAACTGCGAGGTTTGGCTCTACGGCACGGTGGGAACGATCATACCCGCCCTATCACCCGTCTCAACGGTCGATACCGGTGCCGCCTTCGAAACGCGCGATCTGGTCACGATCGCAGCGAGCACGAGAGCCGTCTTCACGTTCCCGACTCTGAATACACCGACGACCATCAACGTGACGATCGGCGCGGGCACGACGACCGTAGTCGGGGTGTCTGGCACGCCCGCTGAAGTCGCGGCCGATGTTGCGGCCGCACTGTTTGCGAACGCGAATGTGGTGGTCGCCTACGATGCTGGTGTCCAGCCTGATGGCCAGGGTATTGTGCTCGTCGAGATGAGCGCGCTGTGGACGTTCTCGACGGATGTTGGTAGCTCCTGGGATGTGACGTCGGGATTCGCAATCGCCGTCGATACCGGGCCGATTCGGGCATCCTATGGGACGCTGACTCGCGCGGGCGTTGTCCTGGCCGGGTGGGCTGGGCTCGTGAACGTTATCGATGCCACCCTTGGCACCCGTGAGGAGACGACAGGCGCATATAAAACCCGCCATGCCGCCGCGGTGAACGGCCGGGCATTCGCTACGCCGCGAGGCCTGGCGCAGCGGCTGGTCGCCCTGGGGGTTAGCGCAGTGAAAATCTACCAGAACACCTCAGGCGTGGAGGTCGATGGCCGCCCATCGCATTCGTTCGAGGCTGTTGTCGATGGCGGCGATCAAGATGAAATCGTCGAGACGATCTGGCTCTGCCACACAACTGGCACTCCATCATTTGGCACCGAATCGCTGACCGTCGTGGATGATCAAGGCTTGGTCGTTCAGCCGCGCACGATTCGATTTTCGCGGCCGAACTATCGCTACATCCACATGCAAGTAACTATCGTCCGGGGCGAAGGGTTCCCGCTGCTGCCCTTGACGGACATTCAGGCCTTAGTGTCGCAGGCTCTGGAGACCTGGGGCAACGCGCTTGGCATCGGGCGAGACGTTTACATTTTCGAAATCGGTGCGAAGATTGGCTCGGTTCTCACCGGGATCGCATCGCTCGCCATCCTCCTCGCATCAACACCTACGCCCACCGGAAGTCCGTCCTACGGGGCGGTTGACTTGATCATGGATGACCTTGACTATTCTCGCTGGGCGGCCACCAGGATTTCGGTGAGTATCGTATGAGTGACATCGGATGGGGCGAGGAATGGGGGTTTCTTTGGCCGGGAGGCGAGAGCTCGTTCGACTTCGAAGCACTCGGAATCTCCCGACTCTGGAAACAACTCGACTACGCCACTCAAGTCCGCGCGTTCGTGTCCATCATGGCGCAGACATGGTCCGACGTGGACGGTGCGACGATGGGCGAGCTCGCGCGGGTTGGCATCGATGCCGCGACCGGCGACGAGCTGGACGACTGGGGGGCGCGGATCGGCCCGACTTTGCGCAACGGCATGGGTGACGATCTCTACCGGCGCGTGATCAAGGTCAGCGCGCGCAAGGCTATCAACCAGGCCGACCCGCAGACGATCTACGACATCGTGCGGATTTTCTCTGACGGCAACGCCAAAATCACCCTGGCCGAATCGTTCCCGGCAAACTGGGTCATTTGGCTGCATTTTCTGACGCTCGAGGAGCAGGCGCAGGTAACCGCGCTCATGGATGGCGTGCCAGGTTTGGGAATAGGCGCGCAGGCCATCGTTGTTGACCCTGATGGAGTTTTCCAATGGGGCAGCACAACTGGCAGCGTAACCGTCACCCGTCACTGGTCATCAACAACTGGGTCCGTTCCATCATCGGAATCTGCGGGCTTTGCATCGGTGCGTGTGATCCAATAGAGGAAGAGATGGCAACGAAACCAGTTACAACCGTTCCTCAATGGGCTGCGACGACCAACTACACGATCGGCCCTGACATCGGCACGCCGACGAAGGTCGATAGCACTGCAGTCGCGCCCGAAGGGCACGTTGCCGGCGTTTCAAATCCGACAGCAGCCCAGAATCAAAACGACTGGCAGTTCAAGGTCTCCAAGGACTGCGCGTGGGTCGAGGCCGGGTCTTCACTCGGCGCCGCAGATGCGCACATTATCGAGACGGATTCGCAGGGTAAAACCAGCGTCAGAAAACTCACCGTCATCGGCGACTCGGGAATCTCTGGTGCCTCGCTCGATGTGACGCGCGGAGCTTCGCTGACGCCGGCGGCGAAGTTTACCGATACAACATTCAGCGTGACCGATATCGGCGGCCCATCAGCGGCCATTGAGATCGATAACAGCGGGCGCACGGGGATCATCGTCAATACCACTGGCAATCACGTTGCCATGCAGATGGTCCCGCAGTTGACGCGACCGACGACGTTCGTCAGCAAAGACGGGTCGATCGGCTTCGAGGCGGTCGCGCAGTCCGGTACCGATGCGACGGCGTTCTATGCCGTCGTCGACAACGCAAAATGCGGCGTGCCCTATTACGTCCAGCAATGGGTCTACCAGCTCGGTGATTCGCCTGGTGGGGCAACATTCAACGGCGACTCGACTTCGCCGACGTCGATCATCTCGACCTTCGATTTCGCGCAGTTCAAGGCGCCGCTCGATGCCGGGATCTCGATGCTCTACGAAATCACGTTCGAAGCGTCATCCGTTGGCGGCCTCGATTTCTGGGTGCGATTTCGCAATAATGGCACCACAGTTCGCGACTTCTACATCGACGGCGGTGGGACATCGACGATCAAGCAAATCTCGTTGCGTGGTGTCTACACCGGCGCAGGGGCACTCTTGACGAACTCCTTCGATCTCGTCGGATTCAAGCTCACGGGCGCCGCCGGCGGCAACAATATCGTCGTCGATCATGCGCTCGTCACCATCCATACCGCACTCTGATGGCATTCCCAGCCAAATCCCAGCCAGAGCTACCGCAGTCCTTCCGCGATCTGCTGCGCAAGGCTGATATTTCGCTGGTCCACATGTCGCCGAGGAACCCCGCATCGCTCGGAGTTTCGATCGCAGCTGACACGGCTGATGTTTTGCGAGGTCTGGCAAAGGCCTACGAGGTCATGCCGCGCGATATCATTCGGGCGGCGATCGTCATTGGCCTCGAAGAACTGCTAGGATGCGCGGAGGAGCTCGGCCATGCCGCGCAAGAAACTCCCGACTGAATACGAAGCGCCGATCGATCTCGAAGCAATCGGGAATCAGGTCCGCGCGGGTGAACGCCCCCTCGCATCCGCGCTTGGGATGCTCTACAGATCGACGAAAATCTCGCAAGAGATGATCGATGCAATCGCCAGCGATGCGCTCAAGGGCTATCAGTGGGCGGCGATCGCCAGTCGAGTCGGTGTCTCAGCGCGGGCCCTGGCGGGATGGCTCCGGCGTGGGCAGGAGAGGCGCGAGCGTATTGATGACTGGTTCGACAAACGCCGCACGCTGCCGGATGACGCCAGCGACGAGCAGGTGCTAGCGGAGATCGGATCCCCACCCGAAGAGGATGACCTGTTGCTGCTCTATGACTCTTGCGCACGGGCACACGCGAACTCGGAGTGCAGGCTCGTCGACGTGATTCGCGACGACGCCGAGATCAACGGGAATACCTCGTCGGCGAAGTGGCTCTTGCAAGCCAGATATGCAAACTGGAATGGAAATGGAGGTCGTTTGCCAAGACACGAAGACCAGCCAGATGCTGGACCTGTTGACGCGATCGAACAGCTCGCAGCTAAGATCGATGCTTTCGAGGCCCGGGCCAATGCGCTTGCGGCTGCTGCGGCAGATCGGTCCTGAGGGCTGCGAGCGGCTGCTCCACGACTGGCGGCTTTGGGGGCGCATCGAGCAACAGTGGTACCCTGAAAAACGCTTCACCGTAGTCACTGCTGGCCGAGGCTGGGGTAAGACAAGGTTTGCATCTGAGCAAGTCCATCTTATGGCTGGCGAGCGCATCGAGCTTTGCGGCGGCGAGATTGGCATTGCTGGGCGAACTCACGCCGACGTGATGCGCGACTTGATTGGCGGGCCATCAGGCATCCTCAAGACGCAAAAGCCGTGGAATCCATGCACCATTGAAAAGGGTGTCGTCCGCTGGAAGTCCGGAGCGGTCGGCCATCTGCTGACTGGAGACAAGCCTGCGAAGTTTCGCGGCCCTAACTTTGGGTTTCTCTGGTGCGACGAGTTTGCGCACTGGAAGTATCCTAAGGCATGTTATGAAGCTTTTGAGTATTCCGTGCGTGGCGGAACAAGGCCATCAATCATCATTACCTCGACACCGCTCCCGCATGACACCTTTATCGCCATCGCGAATGATCCAGATACGTTGCGCATTCGAGGGAAAACTCTCGACAACCGCATGAATCTCGATGCTGAGACGTTAAATAAATGGCTCTACAAATACGCAGGGACCGACCTGGGCTTGCAGGAGCTTGAAGGGGAGATCCTCGACGGATCAAAACACGCCAACTGGAAGCAAGGCGACTTCGGTCGCATCGAAGTTGAAGAGTGCCCGGGATTGTTGCGCACAGTTGTTTCGATCGACCCTGCCGGGTCAAGGCACAAAAAATCGGACCTTACCGGCATCAGCGTAGTCGCCATCGATGACAACGATAACGACTATGTGCTGCACTCCGAGAGCATGAAGGCATCGCCTGAGGATTGGGCCGCGCAGGCGATTTACCTGGCGCGTCATCACGGCGCCGATAAAATCCTAGGCGAGCGAAACTACGGCGGCGACATGGTCCTGGCCGTGCTTCGATTGCATCCCGACTGGCCCGCCGCCGCCAATGATGGCATCGCGCTGGACGATGTGGTCGCGGTCGACAGCAAGGGGAATCGTGCTGTGCCGTGCGCCCAGCACTACAAACATGGGCGTGCATTTCACGTCGGAGACCCTCGGAGATTCGCGGTTCTCGAGCACGAGTGCACGCATTTCGACCCGACCTTGCCGCGCAGCCGCCAGTCGTCTCCGAACGAGATGGATGCCCGCGTGCACGCTTTCGCTGAGCTCCACCCCGACCGCGAGGGCCTGGGGGGTTCGAGCATGTGGGACGATGCGGCTACCGCGGATTTCGAAAAAATGCTAGCCTCGCTAGGATGAGCCTGCTCGCCCGCATCGCCCAGCGATTTGCCCCGCGGCCCTTGCCCCTGGCGCTGCCACCGGTATCGGAGGGCCGGATCGATGGTTGGGCGAACTCAGCGACCGGACTCGGCGGACGCAACGACAGGACGACCTGCAACACATTCCTGGGTCGCTATGGGCGATCGGATGAAGAGTTGCAGTCGGTCTATGAGCATTCAGCCCTGATGGCGCGGTTCATCGATCTTGAGCCGAACACCTGCATGGCTAAGGGATTTCAGATCTCAGAGCTTGCAGGTGATGACGTGACGGCATTCGAGCATGAGATGCTTCGATTGAATGCATTTGCCCACATCGCCGACGGCCGCCGCTGGGCGCGGTTATATTGCGGCGCCCTGGTGTTCATGCTGATTCACGACGGGCGTAAGGCGAGCGAGCCCGTTGATGAAGCGAACATCGTGAATGTGCAGAGCCTGACAGTATTCGATCGTAGAGAGATTTCGGTGGTGAAGTGGTGCGACGAGTTCGGGTCGGACCACTTCGGATTCCCAGAAGTGTATCGCATCACGGCAATGGGCAAGATGTTCGAGGTTCACTATTCCAGAGTGCTTCGATTTGATGCGGTGAAGGTCAATCGATACTCGCTGCGCCATGGCACCGGTAACGGCTTTGGTCCGTCCATTGTCGATCAGGTGTGGGATGCATTCGAGCAGTACGGCACCACGCATGCGTACTTGAACACGGCCGTGTCCAAGGTTACCCAGGGCGTGTTGAAGCTGAAGAATCTTAGCGTGGGGGCCGTTGGCAGTGGATGGCAGAAAATCAGCAACAGATTAAAATCTTTGATGCGATCGATGTCTGTCATGGGAGACATCGTTCTCGACACCGATGGCGAAGATTACTCCATGGTAGAACGCCCCATGACAGGCTTCTCGGAGGCAGCGGCGGTATCTGAGGCGCGGCTCGTTGGAGATATGGGCGTCCCGAAATCTTTGTTGATGATGCAGGCACCCGGTGGATTGGCGAACGGCGATAATGGCGGTGACTGGCAATACTGGTCCGTTCACTGCGGAAGCGAGCAGCAGCAGGTCTACGAGCCGCAATGCAAGAAACTCGTGCGGCTGATTTTTCTGTCGCGCAACTGTCCAGTGATCGACCCGCCGCAAACATTCACGATTACGTGGCCGCCGATCATGCAGATGACCGATCGGCAGAAGGCGGAGATCTACCAGATGCGCGCAGCCGCTCGCGCTACCGACATTCCGCTGGGCGTCGTGAATGCCATCGAGGCCCGCAAGTCGGATGACGTGATCGAGAGTTACCATCTCGACGCAGAGCCATCAGGAGATTACTCGCAGTCCGCAGATCCCGCTACGCCGCCCGAGCTTCGTGTCGTAGGGACGTGATCTATGGTCTCGAAGTCGCAGCCTGAAGGCACTCCGATCGAGGTGAGTCCGGCTCACGAAGCGCAGCTGATTGCGCTAAATCGGCAGGCCGTGACCGAACTGCGGAAGTTCAACGCCCAGGTGATCCGTATATATCCATCCCTGCTCGCGGAGTACCGTACGGATGCGCAGCGGCGAATATCGCTGCGGCCAGTTGCTCAGATGATCGGCGGTTTCAAGGTCCAGTATGCGCGCGAGTTCGATGCGCGTGAGCCCGCGATCACGAGATTTCTCAGCGGCCTAAGCGATCAAATGGTCGCTTATAACAAACGACTCTGGAAGCAGAACATCATCGAGAAGGCCGTCTCTGCTGGTCGCACAGTCGCCGCACAAGCATTCGCCATCGCAGCGGAACCTGGCATCCCGCAGGCAGTGTCCACCCGATGGACAAACACGCAGATCGGCCTCGTGAAAAACCTTGGCACCTCCAGAGTTCCGTCAATCCCTTACGAGCACTTCCAGCGTCTTGGCGCACTCGTGCAGGACGCGGTGCACTCGGGCCTGCGCGTGGAAGAGCTGCGCAAGCAACTGACCGAGCTTGATGGCGTATCGACGCGCCGCGCCGAGGTCATTGCCCGCGATCAGGCGGGGAAATACAACGGGAAAATGACCGAGATTCGCCACGCGGAGATTGGCGTGAAGGCGTATTTTTGGCGAGATTCCGGCGATGGCAGGGTGCGACCGCTGCATCGCCAGCGCGACCGAGAGTCCGCCAGGGGTAAGCGGTTCTATTACGCTAAGCCGCCGAAAGGCGGCAACCCTGGTCAGGATTATCAATGCCGCTGTTGGGCAGACCCAGACCTTGACGCGGTCTTCAAAGATCTCGAGAAAGCGAGCTAAGTATGGACATCAAGGACGAAACACTTAAGATCCTAGTCAAAGAGGCGAGCTCTTCTCAGCGCAAGCAGCTCAAGATGCTGATCGGCCTGATGCTCGCACTCGGTGGCGGGGGCATTGTCGGTGGCGGCGCGTGGATGCATTCAGCCGGCCAGCAACTGGACGAGTCGTCTACTTCATCGGCGATGCGTGATGATCGACTTCAGCGAAATGAGGCGGCGATCGCTGAGACGGTTGAACGGGTCGAGACGATTGCAATCCTCTTAGTTTGGCAGGGTAGGCACTTTGAAGACATGGTAAGAAGTGTCGCACCTAGAGGCGCTCACCTGCCAGAGCGGCCGACAGCACTTGACGAGATCGAGCAGCAAGTTTTGCGCCGAAGGACCGGAGTAGTTCGAAATCGACCATGATCACCCATCGCGTATCGCACGCATAGCGGCTTTCGTGTAATATTTCAGCATGCGCCACGCCATCCTCGCAATTACCGTCACGCTCTCGGCAGCCTGCAGCGCCTGCGCGTCCCTGCCGAGCATCCAGTCCCAGCAGGCCGCCTGCCAGCGAGCCAACACCACGACACTTACCGACCGCGTCGCCGACCCATGCGGATGGGCCGACGCGCTGGCCGAATGCGTCGGTCTGCCGACTGCAGAGCGCGACAGAATTCTGCAGCGATGCCGCGCCGAGAAGTCTGCCGCCTCGTCGATCTGCCCGGAATAGCTACCAGGTGGTGCCGGTTTACCCCTAGCCTCGCGGCGACGGGCAAACAGTGGCGCAACCCTGGCCGTTGCCGTGGGGCGTTACCCGTCAGGGGTAGGCCCAGTCGGTATAGCCAGCCGATCCGACGGCATCTCGCAGGGATGCGCTAATTGCCGCCTCGATGCCAAGGCATTCAGCGCCCGTCCCCGAGAACGAATAGGACTGGATCGTCGCGCCATTCGACAACGTTCGCTTCAGGACCAACGTCGACCCAAGAAGCAGTCCATTATTTGTTACGACGATGTCGTAAAAATTGTCCATGTAGAACGTGGTCGAAACATTGTCGTCCGCGATCCTGACCAGTCGAGTAGTGCATTCGGCTGAGAGTGCCATGTTGATTTTTCCTCATGGCGCAACCCAGATGAATGCTAAGCCGATGTCGGCAAGAGTGCAAGTCTCGCCATCGATCGCATGTGCCGCCGAATGGATTTCTCGAATGACCTGATGGTCTCCCCATGCGGCCGAACGACGCAGGTAAGAATCGTTACCCCGGGATAGCGCTCCCACATCATGCGGATGTCCACGCCGTTGGTGATCGAATATCCTGACTGTCCATGCGTAAACTGCATTACATATCCATGCAGCCTATTGATGTGCTCGAGCATATGGCCCGGCCCGACGCTAATCGGCTCGCGCCCGTCAACGTGGACCATGAGCCCGACGTCTGGGTGGCGAACTGCCAGGTAGGTGAGTTTCTCCTGAATGTTTGCGTGCTTGCGGCCGACCATGAGTAAGGGTCTGATGGGTCGGTATGCAGGCAAGGGCGAGGAGCATGAGGAGCAGGAAGATGAATTGGGGTTCATTGATGGACTTCTCCATTGAGTTCCAGGATGGCTGACCTGGCCGCTGCATCGGTGGCAATTCGCTCATTCAGCCGCGAGAGTTTTTCCCTGATGGCCGACAGTACATCGTCAGGCGAGTCGGCATGGTTCAGCGCCATCTGCCAGGCCATAATGATCACGTCCGCGCATTCGAGCCGAACGTGGCCGCGGGAATATCCATGGGTGATCGCCACGGAGCACTCGCAAATCTCCTCGTGGAACTTCGCAAGCTGGGCGGTGGCGCCCCATTGCTTGAGGGCGGCGGTGCAGGTGGTGTTGAGTTGGTTGACGATATCGTTCGGCGTTTCCATTGATTTTTCCCATGGTGGAGGTCCAACTAACTTGCGAAGTGCTGCCACCGTTTTAGCGCACTTTGGATTGTCTATTTTCATTGGAAGGCCAAGCAGATCAATCCCGCCAGGCGTAGAGCTCGCGTAACGAATGCTGTCTGGTTCCCACCACGTGGCCATTATCTTGCATTCTGGTCTGTAGCCTTGCGTCTCAACGGCTCTGCCGTTATTAGCTATGGTCCAAGTCACTCGGCCGCCTCCCCACGAGCCATCTTCCGGCGCCTATCAAGCTCATCTAGCGCCATACCTAGACTCGCATCATAGTCAATTCTCCACTCTCCATCATACCGGATATTGTCACGTTGCTTGCTCGCTGCGTGGTCTAGTCGAATGCCCGCTTCGATCATATCAAACGCGGCCTCTCTCATTGCCAGTTCCCTATTCATTTCGCCGCCTCCCATGCCGCCAGGGCCGCTTCGAGCTTGGCAATGATCCGCTCGTGGTGCTTTTTGTCGAGCGGATCGACCTCATCAAAGGATCGGACATCGCGTATCAATGCACGCACTGCTTGCGGGGCATGACATTGCGCTGTGCCGAGCGGCACCGTGTGCTGGGGTGTAAACATCAACTCTCCCGCCAGCCTCGCCACACGCCGCCATAGCTTGGCTTTCGAATTATCCATCGATTGGCATCTCCGGAATGCGCAGTGCGTCGCTAGCCTCGGAAATGGAAGCCTCCGTTATCTCGAAGTCATCGCACCGACCCCAGTCGATCGCATTTCTCCCAGCATCCCTGAGAGCCTTCAGCGACTCCCGCGAAATCGTGACCAAGTCCTTGCGCGGTGTTTCGGCCGGGCCCTTATCGCCAAGAGTCTCGGTCGCCAGATCGATCGCGTTGTCGACCGTGCACGCGCACATGCCCAGGTACCCGCAGGCCTGAAGTGCCTCGGCGATCCTGCGCAGCGTCCAGATATTTTCGCGGCGGGCGACAATGAACTCTGGCGGCTCGTCGGTGCAGGCGGCCAGCTTACCCGGCATCGCCAGGATAGAGCCGAGCTCGCGCAGGAGCTCTGCCATCCGCGAGCAGACAATGTCCGCGTCCCGGTCGGGCCTGGCGGGGATGCTCATGTAGAGCTCGGTCCAGTCGCCCTTACTCATGGCTCTGGATATTTCGTCTAGGCGCTCTGAGATCGTATCGATGTTGAAGCCATGAATGATCGAGCGCGGGACAATCACGAACTCTGCATCGTACGCGGAGAGGGCTTCGCGGCCGGCGTCGGTCAGGTTAATTTCCCCATCGCTGTCGATAGTGACGAGGCCGCGATCCTTGAGCTCTTTATAGGCACTCCTTGAATCGCCATAGTCAAGGTCGAATATCCTTTGCAAATGCCTTGCGAATTCATGCGTGATCATTTGGCCTCCAATGATTTCTTGGCGTTGCTTTCAGCCCATTCTTTGTCAATCACTTCGGCGTATTCAGTATCAGCCATGTCTATGTATCCATTGCCACGCCGGAACCCCTCACGGTACGCCGCCTCAACCTCCGCCGCTCGCTTCGCTGCCTGATCGGCGTCATATTGGGTGAGGGCCTCGCGGCCGGCATCCGAGAGGCCTTCTGGTTGGGCGTAACCATGGACGTCCTCCCATTCGAATGCCCATGGCACTAGGTTCACATGTTCAGAGTCAAGAGTTGCCAGGTCAAGGCTGGCTACGCGCACGACCGCCGCTTGTTGGTCGGTTAGTTCACTCATACCTTCGGCATCCCCAATCTCTCGCGCAATCTCGATACCGCGAATTCCATGGCATCCTTCGTGAACTGTTCGGTGACGAGAGCGTTGAAAGAGCGCTGAAAATCCTTCACTTGCACTCCAACCGTCTCTTCAACCGCACGAGTGAACGCGTTTTTATCATTATCGTAACGAGATGACTTATACTGCATTTGCTCTTTGATGGTGTTGACGAGCTCCTTGCGAAGCGTTGTTTCCCCTTTATTGGCACTCCCGTAGCGGTCTACAACGGTGTATTCCGAATCCAACAGATCCGCCATGAACACTGGAATTTTTTCGTCTATGGCCTTCTTGACCGAGTCTGCAAGCACCTCATTTATTCGATCCTTGACTCGGTCTTTTATCGACCGTGACAGGTGATCAGTGATTTGGCGGCAGACAGACTCCTTGATGGACTCCACTCCGCCTTCGTGCTCAAGAATTTCGTTCAGATCGATTTCTATTTTCATGTCTCTCCCCTCACCATCTTCAACAAATGCGCCAGCGTCATGCGGACCATCGCATTCGTTGCCGGCTGGCTGGCCCATGCCTCAATCGCGTCCATCTTGGATTTGAAGATTATCAGCGCATCCATGTCAGCCGCTCTAGCATCTCTAAGCTCCTGCAAGTCCTGCGACTGCTGGCTGATGGTCTCGCGCAGCTCACGGGCCTGCTGAGTTTTCAGGCCTTCGAACCCCGGCGCCGGAATGAACCCCGCATCAGCAGTGAGGTTGCACCCCGCAACCGGAACGTGGTCGCCAGGCTGCGGCCCGCTGAGAATCACGCACGTTGGCGTGTTCAGGTAGTAGCCGATCTTGTCGACGCTATCGACCACCACGGTAAGTCGCTTCCATTCGAGTTTCATTCTAGTAGTCCTCCCATAATCCAGCCCGCCAATCGCTTGGCTCCGTCCTCCGAATGCTTCGAATCTAGGATTGCTTGGCAATGATCCGTGATGCTCTTCAATTTATTAAGAGCATCGTCTCGCTGATTCTCCGTCACTCTAATGGCGTCGATTGCCTCCTCTGCATCGCAACAATTTCCGCCTTCGTGAGGCTCTCGGATAGTGCTGACAAAGCCCAGACCCATACATAGTTCGACGTAAAATCGTTCTGGAATTTTCATAAATCCTCCATCGGTGCCGAAGTGTGGTATCGAACCACGTCGCCGCTTCTTTTGTCACGTCGACTTACCATGGGACGGTTGCTATCCATCCCTGCTTCGGCCATTTGCCCGTCTCCGGGCGGTATGAGTTAATCGTTCAGCGCACCGGCAACGGCCGCCATGAAATCGACATCCTCCAGGCGCTTCGTGTCGACGATGTCGTACTTCGCACCCTTCAGATCGTCGTCGAGACTGGCGAGGAATGCCGCAGCTGCAGCATCCTGCCCCACCTGAAGGAACGTAATCCGGAATTCTTTCTCGTCTTTCACGTCGTGGGTGATTTCAATGATCACCTGTTTGACAGCCTTCGCGTCTGCAGGCGTGCCGTCAGTGACCACGATCACGAAGGTCTGCTCGTTCTTCGCGGCCTTATGCTCGGCGTAGGCTGCACGGACTGCACCTGCCGTATCCGTGCTCATTTCATTGGAGCCGCCGGCAAACACTGCATCGATCCTGTCCGATGTGATGTCCTTGAACTGGGTGATCGCGTGGCCGAATCGGTAGATAGAAATTCCGTCAGTGTCGTACTTGTCCGCGATGTTGCAAAATGCAATCGCCTTCTCCTTGGCGAATTCGTAGCGCGATTGCCCGGTGGGTGTGTCCTTCATGGCCATGGAGCCAGACACATCAATGAGGAAGATGAAGTCGTCGCCTTGATTGAGTTCGAGATTTGACATGCTTGCCTTGTGACTGCCCCGTTTCGCCGGGGCCACGCGTTCGGGGAGCTATCGTGCCCCTGCCGCTTGCCGAGTCAAGTGACCTGGTGGTCTACACGGTGTGAGTGTGTCGTAGCTGGGGAGATTATTCGTTGAAGACCTGAACCGCCAGAAGCGAAAGTCGGGAGAAGGTGGATTGGAGCGCGATGACCTCATTTTCGCTCTCGCAACTTAGCGACAATCCTAAATCTCCGATCATCGTGGCGGCGCCGAATACTTGCAACGGAGCTGGATCGTCCCACATCACGCGGCCGTGGGCGCCAACCTTGCCGAAGTGGATCTGGAACGGATTGTCCATTGCCTGGCTGATCGCCCTAATCACCCGAATCTTTTCTTCGCTGGTCATTCCATTACCTCGCCCTCAGCCATCGCCGGCGGATCAAACACCACATCAGGCTCATCAGTCAGCCCTGCCGGTGCGCGGCGCTGCGGTGTGAGGTCGGTGTCTTGGTCCATGTGATTCATCAGGCGATCGATGTCGCTGTTGGACGGCAGCATTTTCATGAGCTTTCTGGCGACGGTCTTCAGCGCCATTTCATCGTACCAATCATGCCACGGACCTGACGGTCCGCTCTTTCCCTTGTATGACTTCGATACATCGCGGCGACGATCAACCTGCTCGAGCGTCATGACCTCAAAAGCGTGCGAGCCATCCTTCAACGATGCAAACGCGTACACGCAAATCAACTCGCCGCGGTCGCCTTTGATGAGCGGCTTGTGTCGAAGGAATGACTCGGTGCCATGGGAAAAATCGAAATCGTCGTGCTCGTAGACACACTGCGCGGTGAAGGCTGACACCTCGCCGCTCTGTCGCATTTTCTTCAGGATGCCCGCGACCATGGGCATGTATTGGACCTTTGAGATAAACTCGCCGTTTTCTTTGGTGGAGAATACGACGAGTGCCGCTTCACGTTTGTTTGGCAGCAGGCCATCGCTCGCCGCCTGCAGGCAAGAAGTGAATAGCGATGATTGGTCAGCCTTCAGGAGCTTTGGTTCGAGCGACAGCGCCGAGATCACGACGCTGCGAAACCGGTCAAACGAAATGTGTGGCGGCAGTGCGGCAGCGAAGGTCGGTTGTTTCGCGTCAATCAGCGAACAGAACTTCTCGATCGGCTTTGGTGCCCGTTGCGGCGCTTGTGTTGCGATGTCGGTGGTCATTTCAAAACACTCCCGTCGTGCATGACAATACTGCACTCTGCGCCCGTGCCGACTCGTTCCATGAGGATTTGCATGTCGTTATCGATGGCCCATTGCGTCATCGCAGTGAGCGCGTCATCGTCCAGCAGCATCCCGTCACGGATAAGCGCGCAACGAAGCTTGGGAGCCATTGCGGCCACGATGGCCATGGCGACACGGATGCGGACTGACGACGAGGCCTGTTCGAACGGAATGCCTCCGTATGTGATACCGGACGGCGAAAATCCAAGGCCATCGACCGGGAATTTAGCATCGGCAATCGCCTGGGCCTTTGCGGCTTTCGCCGCCTCGATTCGAGCCGCCAGTGCAGCAGACTCCTCGCGCAGGGCGTCTCGCTTCGCCACACGTTCGGCACGGGTGCGGGCGGCGGCATGGCGAGCATTGTGCTCGGTCACGCCGGAGAGCCGTGCAGTGACCGCTGCTGTATCGCCTACTGGCATCTGCTCGGCCTTGGCATCGGCTGCCTGTGCTGCCTGCTCTGCCTCGTGCAGGGCATTCGTTTCTCGCGCCTCGGCCTGCTCTGCTGCTGCAAGCGCCTCCCTCGCCCGTATCACAGCAACGGATGTTTGGTCGCGCTTAGTTTTTGCGGCAGCCTCTGCGCGCCAAAAAGCCTTCGCCTGCTCCTCCGCACGCCACTTCGCATCGTTCTTCGCCTGCTCCGCCTGCAGCTCGGCCGCCAGCGCTGCGGTATCGAGTGGCTCGTTGGGCGCGTCCGGATCTACCGGCATGGCCTCGATCTGCGCCGAAAGCTCCTTGCCAGCACGATTGACGTCCGTGCGTCGGGCAAACGCCTCATCGTGCTCGGCATCGATCGCCGACGTGTCGAGCTTCACGAGCGATGCAAGCAGCTCGCGTTGCTTCGCCGGACTCTCGCGCGAGAACGCAAGCGGGTCGAGGGCGAGCGTGCCAGCCATCGCCGAGAGCATCGCCTGCGGCGACTTGATTTCGCTGCGAACGCCATCGGCAGTGCGATGGAGTGTCGTGGTGACGCCCGTGGCCGTGTGGCGCTGACGGATGCGATATCCGTCATCGAGCTCGATGACGATCTCTCCATCGTCTGACCCGCTGCGAATCGGCTGCGGCGGCGCAGCCTTAGCCCCGCCAAATGCCATCTGGATGGCGTCTAGAAGCGAAGATTTACCCTGATCATTTTTCCCACCCACCACAAACAAGTGGGTCCCAGGCGTCACGTCGACGGTGCGCAGTCGCTTGATGTTTTCGATGTGGATCGATTTTATTTTGCTCATACAAATATCGGTTCTTTCATCCAGCGAGGTTGAAAGTTACCATTTTTAATACACTGCGCAAGCGCGATCATGCAATCGTCGTTGGCCTTCTGCGCGGCATCGAGCTTCAACGGATCAGCCTCAGCGACGAATGCCGCATAGGGCTCATCATTTTGCACTGCGATGAAAACGCATCGAATCTGGCTCGGGTCGATCCCTGTGATGACCGACATCGCATGGCGGTAAAACGCGAACCGCCGGTGATATTTATGGATGTCGCACTCTCGACGAAACTCTTTTGGCGTCGGCGCTCGAGTCGTTTTGAGGTCCTCACAGATCAGCGTGCCGTCAGGTGCGAGCCGCAAGCGATCAGGCTTGATCCTGATGGCCAGACCAGTGAGCGGGTCAGTTGCCAAATATGGCGTCTCCGTCGAGACGATCGTCGAATTCCTCCTCGCGTAGGACTGGGCGACGGACGATGCCAGAGCTGCATTGCGGATCCTCAAGACCTCCCCATGCTGTTTCTTAGTGATCTGGATTTTCCCTTGATTTTCGATGGCCCATGCCACGAACTCGGTCGTGTTGGATGCGACAGTCCTGCCGTTTTTTTCAGGGCGTATCGCGTACATTCCCGGGAAGCAATCGGGCTCGTAGTACGAGGCGTGTACGAGGGTCCCGACATCCATCGCATCGCTATGCTCGATCGGCGTCAGATAGTCGTGCGGCGTCCAGGATTCCTCGTCCTCGGTCCATGTGCCGCAGTTTTGCAGCTGCGAGAATGCGAGTGCATAGTGGCCGTGATAGTCGTCGGTGACGAGCTCGGCGGTCTGGAGTGATGCTATGATGCTCATAGCCGAGCTCGCAGTGAAGTGAGGATATCCTCGCGGGTAGCAACCACGCTAAATGACGGCAGCGGCAAGCCATCGACCCAGAGGAGCCTAATCGCGGCCGATGAAACCCCTTCGCCACGAGACCCACCACCAAAATGGCAGGCCCATCCGGCCACGCAGCAGGGCGTGCCGCAAGCCGCATTCGCGCTGCCGTCTCCCCATGATTGTTGATCATGGAGCTCAGGATGGGCCTCGATGTGATCGGCGACCATCGCTCGCAGCGCAATGGGATCTGGGGCGTCATGGAATTTGAATCCAATTACCCCGCGGAGGTCCGCCCCGCCGAGGTTCGCCCCGCGGAGGTTCGCCCCGCGGAGGTTCGCCCCGACGAGGTTCGCCCTGCCGAGGTTCGCCTCGCGGAGGTTCGCCCCGCGGAGGTCCGCCCCGCCGAGGTTCGCCC